ATTTAATGCCTGACCAGTGGTGGGGTTAAAAAATACTCTGTAGACTGTGACTGGACTGCCTTTGATACGACTGTTAACCAATTCACTAATACTGGCGTTAGGTATGCCTGTAACAGTTATAGTTAGACTACTGCCACTGCTACGCAGTTCGCTGGTGCTGGTGGTGATACCAATAAGTTGACCTAGACCAGTATAGACATCACCTGCAACAGTGATATCTTGATTGTAGTCACTGAAGCGCAGGACCTGTTGTGTAAAACTGTCATTGGGGCCAACCCTATAGTAGTCAATGGTAAGACTGACAAACAAGCCAGTTCTAACACTTGAATATGAACTGAGATCAATACTCATAGCATATACTCATGAAATATAAATGGTGCATCCCAATTGACCTGATTGCGGGCCGCCAAGGTCCATTTAGGAAACTGTACGCATACCACGCTCCAGGTGCAGTTTTGTCCTACACTAATAGCAGTACCTGAGACCACTGTGGCATCCAATATGGGTCTATGCAGGGTAACTGTATTTGAATTGTAGGCCACATCAGCTGCAACAGTGTAGACATGACCTGAACCTAGTTGTATAATATCACCTGCCCTAAATTTATAACCACTGGCAGTTGTTGGACTTGTGGTTAGAGTAATTGAAGTTGCACCTTTGGTCCAAGTACCTTGAAATCCTGTTGAATTCACTGAATTTCCTTGATAACCTGTGAGCCAACTGTGTCCTGTGCTGTTGATCTGTATAGTTGACTGCGTGACACGATCTAATTTTTCAGCTAGAGTAATATAACTTCTAAGGTCAGTCCAAGGAATACCATCAGCGACCTTGACTTCAAATACCCAAGTCTGTCCTCCACGGCTCACTGACCTTGTAACGCCACTGCGACTGGTAGTTGATGCTACCACTTGTTTTCGCTCAATGCTAATTGAACTAGAACGATCTATAATCCATTGAAAGTCACTCATTTATTATCTTCTCCCTGCTATGCCCAAGGCACCTTGTTGAGCCACAGCGTGTATAAAGCCTGGATCTTGTGCTATTAGAGCTTTGAAACTCATTGCATCAACTGCATTGATATTATAGGTAACATTACCACCACCCATCATAGGTGTAACACTGGCTGGACCACGAATCAATTCAGGACCATGTTCTCCAGCAACACCAAATTTACCAGCACCTAGGCTTCCGCCATCAGCAAAGAATCCACCAAAGAAATCACCAATGCTGCTAATGACATCACCTAAAAATCCACCACCAATACCACCACCTGATGCGGTACTTGGTGCACTACCGCCAAAGATACTGGATACGGCATCACTGACACCACCAAAGATACCTTTGAGCGTGTCCATAAATCCACCACTTTGACCTCCAATTGCTGATCCTGCCATACCTGCTATGTCAGCTGGTATAACATATAGAGCACTGCCTGCTGAACTACCATCACGCTTGTTACCACCTACTAGAGCACCTAATAGTTTGCCAAAGCCTCCTAGTGGGCCAGCAGCACTGGTAGCTGAACCTGGATTGAATAAACTGGCCAATAATTGTTTAACATTACTGCGTAGAACTTCTTCAGCCATTGAGGCTACAAAATCTTTCCATTGGAATTTGCCTGTTTTGACAAAGTTAACAATAAGATCTTCCATGCCACTCATGGTCTTGTCAAATAATCTCAGTGCGGCTGCACCTGCATCATTGGCAGCTTCAACATAACTACGGAATGCCTTGCCCCATGACACACTAAAATCTTTGGTAACTCGCTCAGTATTTTGTTCTAATTTAACTAGAGCCTGTGCTTCTTCACTGTATTTGTCAATGATTTTTTGTTTTGCTTCTAAGGTAATGCCAGCATAGATAGCTTGACCATCAGCACCTACGCCAATAATTTCAGTTAATTTTTCTTGAGCAATAATTTCATCTTCAGCTCGCTTTCTAGCGGCTGTGGCAATGTCATAATATTTTTGTTCAGTGGTAGTTAAGAATGCTTTATTAAATTGATCTTCAGCTTCACTTATTCGTCGCTGTCTTTCTACCTGTTGATCATATAATTTAATAACTTCTTGAAGAGCTTTTTTCTTAGCAGCATTGTTGGCAGCAGCATCAACAGCCTTGGCCTTGTCAGCATCATGACTATCTTCAATGGCTATCTTTTCTTGACCAAGAGCACGGATTTTAGCCAATTGTCCTTCTCTATTACTGTCATTCATTGCCGCTGTTTCTGCAAGAATTTTCTTATCAAGATCGCTGATTTGATTTAGATATCTTTCTTCAAAGGCCTGAGCAGCTTCTTCTACACTCATCTGCTCTTGTGTTTTGCCAATTAACTTAGTCTGAAAATTAATTCTATCTACAATTTTTTGATTGGCTTTCTCGTATTCAACACTGATCTGTTGAATACCTTTGACTTCTTTTACCCAATAAGGTTCAACTGCCGCTGCTTGAGCCTGTGGTCTAGGCGGTCCAACAAAAGTGTCACTGCCAGGTTTAAATTTACCCTGGTCAACAGGAGCAATCTGAGGTTTAACTTCAGTGCCATTGATAATATCAACAATATGTTTATAACCAAACCATCCAGCAGTAAGAGCTGCAATGGCTAGACCAATGTTGACCAATCTACCAACCACTGTGGTACTTTCTATGATTTTAAAAGCAACACCAAGACCTACTATGGCTTCGCCAAGAATTGTAATAGCCTTGGCAGCTTCAATAAACACTGTGACTGCAAAATATGTGGCAAAGGCAATGCCAGCAGCTCTAACAATAGCTTCAAACTTTGAAAAACTATCATTAGTATTGTTAAGAAAATCCAGTATACCTGTTTGATCTATTAGTTCTAAAAAGGCCAGTTGTAATTTCTTAGTGGCTTGTTCTAATTTTTGGCTGACTTCTTCACCTTTCTTAATAGATTCTTGAAGTTTATAAAATTCAGCGGCTGTGGTAGTAGTGCCAGCAGCTACACCTGCCCAATCAATGTTTTTAGCTTCTTTACCAAATATCTTAACTGCTAGAGCATTACGCTCAATAGGATCAGTCATTAGAGCAAATTGATTAATAATCCTTTGCATGGCTTGATCAGTGTCTAAATTAGCTATGTCACTGAAACTAAGTCCTAATTTTAACAATGATTCTTGAGCTACTTGGCTACCGTCACGGGCATCTTGTAGATAATTATTAAGTTTTTGTATGACTTGCCCAAGACCTTCAGCACTACCACCGCTGGTGGCAAAGGCCTGTTGTAATTGTAGGATGCGAGCAATGCTGATATCAGTACCTTTGCTAAGATCACTGATATCATTGGCCAAGGCCAAGGCACTATGACCAAAGGCCACAATGCCAGCACCTAATAAGGCAGTGCTGAGACCCAACATGGTATTTCTAAGTTTATCAGCACCAGAGGTTAATTTATCAAAATGTCCTTGAGTTGATTGACTGGCCTGTGCAACCTTAGTGCCAAAATTAGTAGCATCAGCGCCAGCACTGACCAGCTTGCCTTTGTATTGACTGTCATCTAAGACTAAGGTGACTGTGATATTCTCTGCCATGTTATTTTCCTTTAGATTTTGCTAGGAACTTCTTGACTTCCTTGTCCAATGTAGCTCTAGCTGGAGTACTCATGCCCTTAGGAGCCTGTGTACTACCACGCATACCTTTGTTGGTCATATGACGACCTGCATCCAGTACACCTGCGTAGGCATAATTGGCTTCAATGTCCTGCCCCTTAAGACGAGTTTTGCTTTTGGCATTACCAGTCTTATATGGTGTTACATCATAAAATGTTTGAAACACCTTGGGCATGACCTGAGCCTTGAGTCCAGCAAGATTATTTAAGGCAGTTTGAAACTTCTTTATGTTTGAATTAATGCTTATTTTCATTTTGTCTGGCTCGCTCCTGAATTGCTAGTAATTCTTCCTGACTCAAGTGCGGAGTTGCAATCTTAGCACCTGATTGGCTATAACTTTCTTGTCTAGCCTTGTAAACATTAACTGTATCCATGACATAAAGATCAAATGTCGTGGCCTCTTGCATAACTTGACTGGGCAACATCTTGTACTTCTCAGCTAATAAATCTACTGTGAGTATCATATGCAGATGCGTCTCGTCGTAGTTGATGCCGCCACGACTTAGTTTCCCAGAGTTTCCATTAGCTTATTGGCCACACGCACCATGATCTTTGTAGGTAAAATTAGACCATCTTTCATCACAGGAGTTCCGTCTTCATTGAGAATTAAGGCTGTGACTAGATCAATCATTACACTGGCATCGCCTTGACGATTGGCAAACTTCATGAATGTGTCAAGAGGTTGACGGTCATAGCACCAGAATTCCAAGGGCTCACCAAATTCTTGAATGGTTTCCTCGTCATCTAGTTCTAGACGGATAAGTTGGGGGGTTTTTGCTATGCTTACTAATTTCATTTAATCTTCCTTTCTGTTGATCAGTTCATTTGTTAAGACCAAAACAAACCTAATTCTGTTCTGTGCCTTTTCTATATCAGCCTTGGCACAGCGTAATTCATTTTGTGCTTTGGCTACCTCTGCTAATAGACTTAGCAAGAGTTCTTCATTGGTTTTTGTTTTAAATACATCCATTAATCTTTCTATCCTTACATATTTACCCAAGCATAAGAAAATAGGGGATTAAATCCCCTATAATCTTGTCTAAATTAAATTAGATTAGCTTTCTG